GTTTTAAGTTACCGTTGGTCGAGTTCGCGACATTTTAAGTCTTCGCGTGGACTTGGGCCGTACTATGCACAACAACAGGCCGGGAATCAAAGAAGACCCCCCGCGTGTCAATCGGCGTAGCACGAAAGTGCGAGCGTGTCGTGGGGACGGACAGGTTTGCTCATTTCCTGTCCGCCTTGAGCGGGCTATGAGGCGCCATGCAGCCGCAGTCCAGGGAGTATTCGGGGTGATGCTATCACCCGTATTCCCTGTGTCGACTAACTGCAGCGCGGCTCTAGCCGAGGTGAAGAAGTGGATGGAAGGACAGAATGGTGCCTTCCAACGGTGTGGGAGAAGGGAGCGTGAGGGCGGGCGATTGTCGATGAGGCTCGGGAAACGTTTGATCCCAGAGCCCTGTCGCCATTTGCGCCTCGGGTGTGCAGAGGGCTGGATAAAGAACCAGACCACTCCCCTCTGTGGTGACCTTCCACGTGGATTCGCTGACCACGTGAAGAAGACTGTTTCGGAGATTTTCCCGAAAAGGTGGGACGTCCAATCGTACGTACGTGCGGTTGGATCCTGCGGGCAAAACAATGCCGCCTGCAGGGAACTCCCCCGAAGTAAGGGGGGTCTCCGTAGATACCTTGATCTTGATCGGTATCTCAGTCTTGTGTCAGGGGAAGAAGCCTTCCCAGAAGGGGCCTTCGTGAGCAAATACTCCGAGGTCCCTACCGGCGGAAAGCTTCGTCCCCTGACGGTCACGTCAGGAGACCTTTCAGCGCTACGACCGCTACACAAAATCGTGTACACGAGATTGTGTAAGCAGAAGTGGCTCTTGAAAGGTCCACCGACCCCAGCGAAGATCAAGTCAGCAGGATTCCGTTTTGTACACGGAATCTTGTCAGGCGACTATAAGGGCGCCACTGACAATCTTGATCTTCGCGTTTCTCACCTCATCCTGGCAGCAATTTTGGACGCTGCCGTGGTAGTGCCTCCGACGGTCAAGGAGGCCGCGTTTAGGAGTCTACGTCCACGCGTAGAAGTACATGGAGAGCTCGTTCAGGTTGAACGAGGCCAGATGATGGGGAGCTTGTTGAGCTTCCCTCTCCTGTGCTTGTACAACTACGCTGTCACCACTTTCGCATTAGGGAAGAAACCAATGCTGATAAATGGTGACGACGTGGTCGTCGAGACTCCAGACGCGGCCCCCTGGTTCGCCGCACTACCCTCTCTCGGTCTGTTTCCAGAGCCGTCCAAAACATCCTATAGGACGGGATACCTCGAGATCAATTCCACGTGTTTCGTGAAATCGAAGCGCGCTTCTCGGGTATACTCGTGCCCCATCCTTAGGACACGGACTCTGGACAATCTGCCCTCGGTGCCGCACGGTCTTGGTTCCCGTGCCTCCCAGTTCGTCGCTGGTTTGAGTTCCGACCTTGATCGGAAACACCGTAAAATAGCCTTGGAGTTCTTTGCGGGCCATACTAGAGGTTTGGTCGCTAAGACGCTTACCTCTGGTCTTTCTCCAGGGCTATTGCAGATTGGACCCCTGTGGCGTGTTGCTGGTTGGAACCAGCTTATCTCACTTGCACGAAAATGTGCCAAGCGACACGCCCGGGTCACAGACGCCCCCCCATGGCCACCCCAGGCCGATTCCCCCCCTCCCTCTCTCCCCA